GAAGATAGAGAGTAATTATGGCATTATCTGGAAGCAAAGACTTTGAATTAGATGTAGCGGATTACGTTGAAGAAGCGTTTGAGCGTTGTGGCCTTGAACTTCGTACTGGTTATGATCTTAAAAGCGCAAACAGAAGTCTGAACTTAATGCTTGCAGAGTGGGCCAACAGAGGCCTAAACCAATGGACTGTTAAAGAAAAAACAGTTGCTATGGTTCAAGGAACTAGCACATATAATATAGATAGCACCAACGCTACAGCACCAATTGATGTTCTGGACGTTTACATAAGAGAAACTCAAGGATCCGAAACAACAGACCTTCCAATGACCAGATTAAGTAGAGCTGAGTATTCACACATAACAACAAAATCAAGCACAGGTAAGCCAAATCAATTTTTAATAGATAAGCAAACCACACCAACATTAACAGTATGGCCCGTACCAGATAAAACTAGCACCTATACGGTTTACATGAATGTTCTTACAAGAATGGATGATGCCGACGCTGGTGCAAATACCATGGACATGCCATTTAGGTTTTATCCATGTTTAGCAGCTGGCCTAGCTTATTACATTTCATTGAAAAGAGCTCCAGATAGAACCAGCATGTTAAAAAGTTTATATGAAGAAGAGTTCCAAAGAGCTTTATCTACAGACGAAGACAGAGCATCATTTAGAGTATCGCCTAGTCTGAGGAGTTATAACAACGCATAATGGCTTTTGCATCTGGTAAATTTTCTTATGGCATTTGTGATATATCTGGTTTTAGATATAAACTCCAGGACATGCGTAAAACTTGGGATGGGTTATTAGTCGGCCCAGATCAATGGGATCCTAAACATCCACAGTTAGAACCAAAGCCAGCTCCAGATGATCCACAAGCTGTAAAAAATGCTAGACCAGATAAAGCTGACGATAATTCAAAATTTTTAGTTTATACTAATGTTGGAGACGGTAAACTGGGAACAGTTCTTACAACTTTTTCAGTTACAACAAACGTAGGCGAGGTAACGGTGACAACATGAGTTTTACATACAGCACATTAAAAACTGCAATACAAGATTATTTAGAAGTATCAGAAACTACGTTTACAAACGAATTACCAACTTTTATTCAAGAAGCTGAGGATCGTATATTTTCATTTGTTCAATTACCAGAACAAAGAAAAAACGTCCAGGGCACAGTAACCACTGGCAACAGATTTTTGGCTACACCAACAGATTTCTATGCTCCTATGAGTTTGGCTGTAATAAGCTCAGACACATACGATTACTTAGACTTTAAACATCCTTCATTTATTAAGGAATATTCTTCTGGTACCACAAGGGCCAAGCCAAAATATTACTCATTATTTGATGATTCAGCATTTGAAGTTTCACCTATGCCCGATTCGGACTATACGATTGAACTTCATTATTTACATAAACCAGTCTCATTGACTGCTGGTAGCGACTCTGGCACGACATTCTTATCCACAGACTATTCTGACGCTTTGTTGTATGGTTCTTTGGTTGAGGGTGCAATTTTTCTTAAAGAGCCATCTGACGTTATCGCACAGTTAGAGGGACGCTTTAAGGAGGCGGTAGCCAGAATGAAAAACACATCCGAAGGTCGTGGAACACGCGACGAATACAGATACGATTCAGTCCGCTCTAGCGTAAGCTAATGAGTAGAATAGAATCTTTAGAGGGCAAGAAAATTGCTCTAATAGGACTTGGCATATCACAAGTTGATTTTGCCATAGGCAGAGAAAATGGCCGTACCTGGGACGAGGTATGGTGTATTAATTCAGCAGCAGCTGTTTACCCATCAGATAGAATTTTTATGTTAGATCCTGCAAGCAGGTTTTTTGATAGTAATGATGCTGGTTCACAAACACCTGTTATGTGTGAAGTTTTAACAAATTGTGATGCGCCTGTTTATACTTGTGAATTAGATCCGAGAATAAATAATCCAGTTATGTATCCTTTAGAAGATGTCTGCAACTCAACAAAGTGTGCATATCTAAACAATACAGTAGCTTATGCAATAGCTTTTGCCTTGCATAATAAAGTAGGACAGTTAGATCTATTTGGTATTGATTTTTCTTACAAAGAAAACATGCACTTTGCAGAAGCTGGTAGAGCTTGTGTTGAGTTTTGGATTAGCAAGTGTATGGCAGCTGACATACTAATAGGTATCAGCGGAAGATCTACAGTATTAGATTCAAACGTGCCAGCAAATGAAAAGCTGTATGGTTTTCATAGATTAGATAAACCATTAGTTGCAATACCGCATGAAGGTAAATTTATTATTGGACCATACGATGAAATAAATGATGAATTAGAAAAGCATGGTTTAAAAATAAATGAAGACATTGCTCCACCAGAACCCTACAAAGGATGAGTGTAAAAAGCGATTTTGCATTAGGCAGTGTGGGTGTAACAACCACTGAAAACAAAGGACATGATCCAGAGTTTTGGGCGGCTCAGGCAACAAAGAAAATATGCGACTATTCTGAGTCTGCTCCAGAGCATATCAAACAGCAGGCTTTGGCTTTTCAAAATCAAGTTTATACTGTAATCTTACATAGTATGAAAAATGCAATTAAGTCGCAAAATACGACTTATGCAAATTTATTAGAAAAACAAGGCCACAGCGACATGGCTAAAATATTAAAGGAGCTATAATGGCAATAACATCGGCAATATGTACAAGTTTTAAACAAGAGCTTTTAGTGGGCACTCACAACTTTACAGCATCAAGTGGCAACTCTTTTAAGTTAGCTTTGTATACTAGCTCGGCTACACTAGGAGCTGGCACAACTGCATTTACAACAACTGGACAGGCTAGTGGTACTAACTATAGTTCTGGAGGATCAGCATTAACAAACGTAACACCAGTAGCTTCTGGTACAACTGCTATCGTTGATTTTGCAGATTTAACTTTTAGTAACGCAACCGTAACAGCAAGAGGATGTCTCATTTATAATGACACAAATTCTGATAAAGCTGTTGCAGCTATAGATTTTGGCGGCGACAAAACATCTACAGCTGGAGATTTTACGATTGTTTTCCCAAGTGCTACAGCAACTGGTGCAATTATAAGATTAGCTTAATAGTAGCAATGTTTACATTAAATTATGCCGCTATCAAAACTAAATTTTAAGCCTGGAATAAATAAGGAAGAAACCGATTACGCAAACGAAGGCGGTTGGGTTGACGGTGATAAAATTAGGTTTAGAAAAGGTCGCGCAGAAAAAATTGGTGGTTGGGAAAAATATTCTACCAACACATTAATAGGCTCTGCTAGGGGGTTACACTCCTGGATCTCACTAGGTGGCACAAAATATCTTGGTATAGGCACAACTAATAAATATTACATAGAAGAAGGTGGCACATATAATGATGTCACACCAATAAGAAAAACTACTACAAACGCAGCAACTTTTTCTGCAACCGATGGATCTTCTACTGTTACCGTAACCGATGCAGGTCATGGCGCAGTTAGTGGAGACTCTGTTACTTTTTCAAGTGCGGTTAGTTTGGGTGGTAATGTTACAGCCGTAGTTTTAAATCAAGAATATCAAATCAGTCTGGTGACAGGCACAAACACTTATGAAATCACTGCAAAAGACACAAGCGGCTCAACCGTAACTGCAAATTCAAGTGATTCTGGGAACGGTGGATCTGCAACCGATGCAGTATACCAAATAAATTCTGGATTAGAGTTTTATCTACAATCAACTGGTTGGGGTGTAAGTACTTGGGGTGCTGGTGCCTGGGGTTCATCTACAGCTTTATCAGATTCTAACCAACTAAGATTATGGACGCACGATAATTACGGTGAAGATTTAATTATAAATCCAAGAGGTAGTGGCATATACCGATGGGTTGAAAATGATGGTGTTGAAACGAGAGCGGTTGAATTAGCTACAACAAGCGGCGCAAACTTAGTACCTACCAAAGCCTTGCAAGTAATCACCTCAGAAACAGACAGACACTTAGTGGTTTTAGGCGCAGATCCTATTAGTGGCAGCTCAAGAACAGGAACAATAGATCCTATGCTTGTGGCATTTAGCGATCAAGAAAACCCGTTAGAGTTTGAGCCATTAGCAACAAATACAGCAGGATCGTTAAGATTATCATCTGGTTCATCAATCGTTGGTGGTCTTAAAGCAAGACAAGAAATACTTATTTGGACAGATACATCTTTGTATTCAATGAATTTTATTGGACCACCACTTACTTTTGCTATTAATTTAATTAATGAAGGCGCTGGTCTTATTGGACCAAAAGCATTTTGTAATTCACCGAAGGGTGTTTACTACATGTCAAAAAATGGTTTTTATTTTTATAACGGATCAGTACAACAAATACCTTGTAGCGTGCAAGATTATATATTTTCAGATCTTGATGAAAGCCAGGCTTATAAATGTTTTGCAGGTCTTAATGAGGAGTTTTCAGAGGTATGGTTCTTTTATCCTTCGCTATCAGACAATACAAAAGAAATATCTAGGTACGCAATTTTTAATTACGAAGAGGGATCCTGGAGTATAGGATCTTTAGAAAGATACAGTTGGCTTGCAGCTGGTGTCTTGGATAGACCATTAGCTGCTGGTGAAAATGGATCTAAATATGTATACGAGCATGAAAAAGGATTTAATAACGATGTAAGCGCTATGGACGGTGTTTTTATTGAATCTGCTGACATTGACATAGCAGATGGCGATAACTTTGTTTTCTTAAAAAGAATTTTACCAGACATTTTATTTGTTAATGACATAGGCACAAGCCAAGATCCTGCTATTAATGTAGTGGTTAAAAGAAGAGACTTTAGCAACCAAACCCTATCTACAGATTCAACCACGCAAATAACGCCAAATTCTACTTATGGTTCTTTAAGATCTCGAGCCAGGCAGTTTGTCTTACGTTTTGAATCAGACGATGATAATACCGAGGACGATAAGAAAAATTACAAGTGGAGGCTTGGTAGTACAAGAGTAGAGATTCAATCATCTGGGCGTAGATAATGAGTAAATTACTTCCAACTCAGTTGCCGCTCGCTGTAGGCGAAAATGTTACAGCCGATACTTTTAATCGCTTAATAAGAATTTTAGAAATTAACCTAGGATCGGTAGATCCAGACGTAATAAAATCATATAACTCCACAGACCTTAGCGAATTGCAATTTGCTACAGGAGCCATTATATTTAACACAACGACAGAGGTTCACCAAGCCTTTGATGGTACAGAGTTTAGAAACCTGTACGAACATCAAACTTACTTGACTGGACTTTCTGCAACAACAAGTATAGGAGCAGTGACAGTAAGTACACCATGATAAGCGAACAACTACAAAATAGAATAGCAATGCTGACTGGCGACATGGCATCACAAGCAAACAAAGGAGCCAT